GGCTTAATATCCAGTGGGTATTATTTAATGCCTATAATCAGCCTAAGCCTTGGACTGTGCGCTACCCGGTAGAGTTCAGTAACAAGACTATCGCCGTTTCTACCGCAAGATATAACGGTGATTATTCATTTTCTGAAATCATTCTATCTACTTCTAGAAATCAGCTAACATATAAGGATAGTGACTACAGAGGACAACAAGGTGTCGGTGATCAGATTATGTTCATTATCATAGGTAACTAGATAATCCCTAGAGCAAACCAGTAATAAGAAGCAGCATATCTATCGCTAGCAACAAATACAGCTTTTGTATTGTTGCTTTCGCTTACAGAGTTTGCAAAATATCTTGGTGTATCTGCCCCACTCCAATACGCATCAATCGCATTTGCCATGAATAATCTTGTGAATCTAATAGGGAATATTACTTCCGTTTTTACGACATTATCTTGGCCACCAATTCCCCACTGGATAGTGAAACCATTAGCAAATTTAACAAAGCCCGCATTAGCATCGAGTTTAGATGCTACGATTGCGCCTTGCCCTAATAAGTTTTTAATTGTAACAAGTGTACTAGCCGGGGAGTCTTTCCAGTTAGCACTGCCGAGGATTGCTTTAATTTGGTCTGTAATAGGAGGGTGAGATGAAATATCTGTGTTATGTTGTTTAACTGCTTCTGTTAACTGCTCACGTGTTATCAACGCACCTATATTAACAGTTAGCGATACATTTCCTGTATTACTAAATACCATTCCGATGGTTAATTCTTGAGATACAACTACTGAGCCACTTTCTGCCGGCATTCTGTCCGGTTCAGGGTCCGTAAGGTATGCATACAATATTTCGCCCTTATCAGGATCTTGTGCAAATAACCCAATTTCAGACATTCGAAAAGCTTCATGTATGCCAGTATTAGTTATAACTGTATCAACGCTTACAATTTTACCTTCTAGCTTAACTACAAAATTAGTAGTCTCCCATTTAGAGGAGATTACATCAGTTAATGCCAATGGATTCGTTGCATTAACACCACTACCGACTTTGATTTTCGTGAATGTCAGTTTAGTCTTGCCCGCATTTACCTTTGCTTGCAAAGCAGCACCAACATCGGTCATGGTTGCATTTGACCATTCTGCCATATATTCCTCCTATCTAACGCTATTATCTAGCGCTACATTAATCTTCGTTTTCTTTGATTCAACTGTGTAAGACGTTACATGGGTATTCAAATTAATGCGCCATGCATTCGTAAAATCACACTTGATATTCACTTTCTTAGACACACCGCACCACCCAGCGAAATACTTATTGAAATTAATTCGTCGAATGAATTCAATACCCTCTAACCAGGATCGTACATTCTTGGCGGTATTGATAGCGCGTATAAGCTTAACAATATCCGATTTACCGGTTAATGGTGCTGTAATAAGCGTAACTTTAAAATAATAAGGCTTGCCATCATACTCGAACCATTCTGCTATTTTCGAATCAGAATATATAGTCTGTACAGCCTTTTCGACTGCGTATGGTGTACCTTTATGGCGGTGAATATCAATTGAATTCTTTACTAGTTCACGCTTAGTTGCTATTGGTAATCCACTATCGTAATCATCTACATGTAATTGATACGCTAAATGATCAATGACACTCTCAGATTCAGTATCAACGGATGACCACAATAGCAATGTATTCGTATTCATGAATTCGGCTAACGCATCATCCCACGTTTTAGCAAGGGCTTTAATTGGCTCCTTATCGATTGAGGAGGGAAGATGTTCTGAACTGGTATACTTACTATCACGTATCATTCTTCCTCACTTCCTGCAAGCACTACGGCGATTGTATTGGCTACTGCCACACCGCTTTGTTCTGCAATCGGAGTAAATACAGGGGCAGTCACTTCAACGCGTTTAATTCCAGATACATCCATGAGCATTTGCACCAATCGACTAGGCACTATATCACGGCCTAATTTAGATTTTTGCCAAATTACATAGTCATTGACGGCTTTATCTGCCTTAGCTTTTACCACTGTGGCATCGGCACCTTTTTCAATGTAATACTTAGCGTCGATGTTATATTGCGTAGTAGTAGGCGCTAATACAGTCAGCTTATCAGTCAGAGGTCTACGTTTCTTATCAGACAAATAATCCGTAATAGTCTTAAGCAATTCTTGCCCTGGAATACCACCGCCAGATAGTAATGGATAGATATTAACTTCCCCAGGATGCGGAGAGTATACACCTACATCGGCCACGAGGTGTGATGCAGATTTTGTAAAATACTCATAAGCACCTTCAGGGCCTGCCACGGAGAATGATTCAGGAGCCTCATGAATACGTTCACGATAGGCTTCGTCATCCTCTGTATCAGAGCCGCCTTCAGACAATGTGGTGTTACTCATCGTATCCACAAATGCTATAGGGTCAATAATTGTACTTATTTCACCTGGTTTAAACCCATTACCTTGTACGCCTGTACTTTGTGCTTCTGCTTTTACGGACCCATTGAGTTGACCTGGTGGAATTACCAAATTCTCAACAGTAACAAAATATTCGCCACCTGCTGTGGATGTTTTTGTACCTTTTGGAATAATAACAGAGTTCGTACGCACTGCTGACAAGGTAGCTTGGATAGTCGTAGTTGCTTTTGTTGCCCGCAATCGCTCAACGGCAGCAGGAACAGCTCCAACGTGATCTAAATTATCACCTTCTGCATATGCCAATAGATTTTGTTTTGCTGCATAATTGGCATCGTTTAATAATCGGATAATAATTTCCGAAATTACGTTTAAAAATAAAGTAACAGGGTCGCCCTCTCCCAAGGTTCGCCCTGTTATTGTTGTGTAAATATCAAATACCTTTTGTTGAACGTGTTCTTTATCTGTGTTAAAGAATTCAACATTAGGTAAATCAGATAATCTCATACAGTCACCATCACTTTCGGAATCAACGCCCCATTGTGTGTGGCGGTAAATGATATATCACTAATTTTGGCACGCGGTTCGTACCGTTTAATTTGTTGGAATATGTCATTAGATAGATGCGCTTGAGCTTGATGGATAGGCATATCAATAATACGGCCATCAATACCAAACCCCCTATCTAGTGGCACACTACCACGAACAGTAGAAATAATCGTTTGCACATTCTGCAAAATCTCAGCAACTTCACTTTCAGGTGCTAGCGATATCCTATTGTCCGTAACTGGTTTAATTTCATACGTTGCTGGCATGGCTAGAACCTCCGTAATATCGTATTAACTTGATTAAATGTATTACCATATTTATTAAGAAGAGATTTTTCCTCTACGTTGTTCTTGTCCGAGTATTCTTCAAGAGTTAGAGATACCTCAATGGATTGTGTCTTGCCATATGCATCCGTAAATAAACTATCTTCGCTCATAGACATGATTACAAAGTAGTTTTGGCTAACAGGCTTACCGCCAATAATAAACGGCAATACAGCTCCTGTATCGCGATAATTTCGCAACTTCTTAACGGTACTATCCGGAGATTGTCCAAGCGATGCAGAAATAAGAATTTTACAAGTGATTTGTTCTACATCCGGCCCACTAAATTGTTTAACCGGCTTTTCTAACATCAGATTGTGCTTCTCCCATCTAGCACTACCTGAACGCGTTACGTCAGATACAGTGAGAACATTGTCTAATGCGGTATAGAATACTATATCCGCTAAATATCCGATATACATCTATACCTCCTATTTTGGCCCGGCTGTTGTAGAACCGCCAGACACTACACCGCCATGCACATGATGAACTAAGGAAATACCATTAACCACTACATCACCACTACTTGCATTGATTGATAAAGTGCCTCCAACATTAAGCGTCATATCTCCAGGAACAGTGAGCACACGTTTACCATTATCTGCTCCACCTGGAGTTGGATCCGCACTACTAAAGAATGTTCCAATAATGAATCCATCAGAAAAGCCACGACCAGACCGATTTGGTAGCATAATGCATAATACCTGGTCGTCAATAGCTGGCATCCAATAATCCTTATCGTGTGCTGCACCTCGATTAATGACAGATAACGGCGCTGTTACAACACCTTCTCTATCAAGGCGTGTAACAACGGCTTTTCCTTCTTCAGGAATTGTACTTGAAACATTTCCAATGAATATCATATCTGCTAATGCAGATAATATATCAGTAGCCATTTAAACACCTCCTTACATCAATCGACGTTGAATAATTGGCCCCTAATGTATGCGTTGCTTTCGTAATTAAATAATTACCATCGAACACCCCAAATCCTTCGAGCTTAACAGTAACCGATGCCATAATAAGAGGATTCCCAGGGAAACTAAAAGACATTGTATCCGCTTCTTTATTAGCTTCTCTAAGCTTCTTCTTAGCCAGTCTAGTTGCCTCGGCCTTGTCTTTTACCTGCTCATTAACTTCCAACACAGCAAGGTACGTATGCCCCTTACGGTCAGGATCTTCAAACGTATCCTCAATCACAGTTTTCTTATCCTTATCTGTATATTTCACATGGCATGCTCGATATACTTCACGAGTTTTACTCTTGTACGAATAAGATATTGCCCTAGTAATGATCAAAGGCGGTTGTTCACCTTCTTTAGTTTGTACAGGTTGATATTGACCACCTGGTCTACGAATAATGACTTTAGGCTTTACATTTTCGTATTTGTAATCATCGAATATAATCAACTGTTCAGTGGATACCTTAAGAGAAAACCCCGCATCATTGCAAAGTTTTTGCAAAAATGCGAGGTCTGATTCAGCACTTTGAGAGGCATCTTTTAACGGTGGGTCAAAATCTGCATCCCACAATAGCTTTAACTTATTATCTTTTGCTTTCTCGGTAGCAATCGCTTTAAGCGTTGTATCTTTCCACGATTTGTCTTTCTTTTTCTCCCGTAAGTCAGTACTACCGATAATAGCAACACCTTTGATTTTGACTACATCCGGAAGGCTACTTCCTTCGAATTCATCAATTTCAAATTTGCCGATTGGTAACGTAAATTGTTCGTCCCCTAATTTCTCCCAGGCTACTGTATTAATAACGACTTCTAGTAATGATCCTTTTACAGGATACCAATCACCGACCCATAGACGCCCCCTATCCTCTAATGAGATAGCCACGTCATCTACAGTTCCTGAAAGGTTATCTGTGAAAGTTACATCAAGAAGGTATTTACTAATATCATCGGTGATGTCTTTTGACTCCTTACTCCCCCAATGTTGGTAGCCGATTGTACACCATGCCCGCCGTGCTAGTTTCGTTTGTGGTGTTAAATCTTTCTTCCATTTTTGGACCTTAGCTAGGCTCTTTTGTAAGCTCATGTACTATCGCCTCCATGGTGGTAAGAATTCAGGCAAGGAATCAGCAGGAATATCTGGGCATGTTAATACAACACCTGCGGAAAATATCGCCGTATTACGGTGCTTTTGATTGGCTTCTAACAATAAATTGATGTATCGTTCGTTACCATACACCTTATAGGCGATCAAGTCCCACATATCCCCTTGTATTGTTGTATAACTAGTCATAACTCAACCTCCGTTGTCCGGCGGTATAACTGCGCATCATTTGTTCAAATTCACGCATTTTAGCGTCTAATGCTGACATAATATCATCAATTGAACCATTACCAGCATTAATGACAGGGGCGAATGTGATTTGCACAGGCGATCCACTATTATTACTAGCTGGAGTCTTAGGTAGGCTAGGAGCTAGCGATACAGTAGGTGCTGCAGCAGTCTGCGCTCCACTCACACCTAGCATTCGGCCAGCTGTTTGCCATAAATTCATCGCATTAGCACTACCATCAATAGGAACTACAACTTCTGGATAACCAGCTTCGCCTATCCATGATAATTCTGGGGATGTAATAACACCACCATTGGCTCTTCCACCTACTTCTCCTGCGGCGGAAACGCCAACAGTAAAGCCTCCACTAAATTGGGCCTTAATACTTGCCCACGCCCCTGCAATTGCGTTAGATACCGCACTCGGGATTTGACTTACCCAGTTTACCACAGCATTATAGGCATCACTTGCCCATTGCTCTGCGGCCGCTACAAACGCTGCTCCGGCTTCTGCACAGGCACTAGGTAAGTTCACGAGGAAATTAATAACATCATTAACTAAGTTACTAATCCAAGAAGTAGCCGTAGCATACGCTTCAGAAGCAAACGAGATAACTGCAGCTACGAATTCAGCGCCCAATGTAATCATGTACGTAGGTAAATTAATTAGGAAATTATAAATCCCATCAACCATAGCCCCAAAAGTAGTAACTGCAAAGTTATAACATTCAGTGGCGAATGATACTACGGCAGATATAACAGCAGTACCAACTTGTACCATAATCGCTGGCAATCGCAAAATAATGCCTATAATAAATCCTACAGCCATACCAATATACGTTGGTAAGTTAAGCCATAAATTTACGTAGGCTATTATTGCCGCTTTCAATGCATTAAACACGCTTAGCCCAATTGATAATAGGCCATTTATCACAGTCATAATTCCAGATATAATGGCGCTCCATGCAGAACTTAAAGCAGAACACACGCTATCCCATATCGAACTTAGCCCGGAGCATACGCTATCCCAAATAGATGTTAATGTAGCACAAATCGTATCCCAGTTAGTTACTAATAGGTATATCGCTGCAATAATCGCCATGATAGCAATTACCCATGGTCCTCCTATTAATGCGCCAGCGGCTTTAAAGGCACTCGTGGCCGTTTCTACACCTTTAAAAGCTGTAGTGATTGTAGTAATACCAGATGCCAATTTTGTAGCAGTACCATATAGTAAGGCCAATTTCAATCCGTTTGTTACTACGGCTGCAATAGCTTCCTTATTATCCTTCATGAACGTTACAACGGTTTGTAATACCGGTATCAGTGCCGGTAATATTTGCTGGGCAATCGGTATAAATGCCTGTGCCAAGCCTAATGCAACCTGCGTAGCTTCCGCTTTCAGGATGTTCATCTGTAGCCATATTTCATGAAGTGATTTAGGATCAATACCAACCCCTTTAATTTGTGATGCGGCCGCTTGTGCATCTGCATAGTTTTCAAATACTTTAGTAAGCTCCAGGCCTTTGGCGCCTAGCGTTTCAAGCATGAATTCTTGCCCTCGGCCTTGTGCTACCGCATTTTGGTAACCTTTAGCCATTGCGTCCAATTGTTGGTTCATAGGCAACAACTTGCCACTTGCATCAGTTAAAGATACACCAAATTGGCTGAGGTACCCCTGCAATGCTTCAGCACTTTTACCCCCGCCGGCCAAAGTCTTATCCATTTTGGCAAAAGATTTGGCAGCTACTTCTACATCCACACCGCTTAAAGTCATAATCTTTTTAAATTGAGACGTCTCAGCAGTTGTCATATGTAGTTTATTAGACAATTGGTATAGTGCCTCGCCCGCATTTACAACGTTATCTATAATTGCACCAATTCCAAAGCCGCCGGCTGCGACCATAGCAAAATTGGCAAGCTTTCCTGTGACTCCGCTTACTGCGGCACTTGCACCCTGTGCGGCTGATGCTGCTCCTGCCAAAGGGCTCGCACCTCCCATTTTGCTGATTGCATTTTGATGCGCAGTCTGACTTGCAATATTAGACCTCAACTGGGTCTGTCTTTGTAACATAGAATTCAGTTTTTGCTCAGCGGCAATAGCCGCATTCCTGTCACTAACATTCCCCGACTTTTGTGAGATAGCTTGTAGTTTTCTGTATTGTGCCTGTTGGTCCTTGATTGCGTTTGATAGTTTGTTGAGTTCCTGAGATGCTTTTGATACAGAGGAAGATAACCCGCCGTCGAGTTTACCTTTAATGGCAATCGCCATTTCTAAGACTTTATTGGCCATTATTTTCTCCCTTTCATCGCTTTATTCTCACGCTCGATACCATCACTAATGAGCTGAACGTGGACTATGAACTCATCCACGTCTAGCTCTCGAATAAAGTAATCCATTGACGTGCTTGTGTATTTACTACACGTAATCGCACACCCTGTAAAATACCTTTCTAGGTCAGTTATTTTTCGGAATTGAGCAAAAAATTCTGTACCTCTAAGCACACTCTAGTAAAATCAGCAGCCGGAAGACTATAAATATCATCCACTTTACATCCACATGCAGCAGCTGCTACATGTGCTTGATACGTCATAGATAATGCAGGAACTGTGATGGTTCTATCTTCATTCTTTGCAGCCTTCTCACATTTAATTAATGTATAACCGCTGATTCCTTCAAATTGTAAGGAATGACCTGCTTTTACTAATTCAATACCAGTTGTTTCGTTCATAGTACTTTGTTTACTCATTAGTGATCGTCCTTTCTACAGACTAAATACCGAGTGCAGCACGAACATCGCCAAGGAAGTCCGTACCATCAGAAATAGAATCCTTATATGCGTATTTATCGATTTCACGAACTACCTTGCCGTTTTGTTCGAGCTTCAAATATGTAGTTTCAATTGTGTTCGTTGCATCAATAGTATTGCCAGATTCATATGTGCCGTTTTCTTTAGATTTAGCACGGCCACGAATAACAGCACGTGTAGGCACAATTACATATTTATCTTTACCGCTATCCCAACATTGGATAGCACCACGTACTTCTAAGCGCACGCCACGTCCACCTGTAAGGCGGTGTGTAGTTTCTGTTGGAGTGTTCCAAGTAAGTTTAGTTTCCATAGAAGAGTAGTGCCCAATAACTGGCGCTTCTACTTCACCTGCTATGCCCACACCTTTTACAGTTTGAGTCATTACAGATTCACTAGGTAATTCTACTTTGGCAACACCTAAACAGTTGTCAGAACCTTCTTCATATACACGGAAGTCATTAAGTACTTCCGGCACTTGGTTGATAGATGCCATGATTAATTACCCCTTTCTATACTGTTTGAAATAATGTTTTGAAATAGGAAACATCGTATTCAGAAATACTTTCAATTTCTTGCGCTGGAATTGGAGGTGTACGGTATTTATGGAAGCGAATAATACCATTCAACAAGTCTGTTGTAGGGTTTTCTGCTTCTTTAAATTCAATACGACCGCCCAAAATAAAGCCACGAGAAGTAAGACCGTTAAGACGAATTGTTTCACTATCAAGAATTGTTTTGATATTACGTGGCAAGATAGGCATATCCACTTTTTGCCAATACGTTAAGATGAATGTTTGGTCATCCCAATCATTGAAACGACGTACACAAATGAATGTATCCTTAACATCAGTTGTGCCAGGATATGCACCTGTATAGTTGCCCCAAGATACCCAACCGTTGATGTTAACGGCCGTCATAATACCTTGAGAGTTCAATAAGTTCGCTTGAGAATGCGTAAGCATAACTTCCTTGCCATTAGCCAAACATAAACCTGTGATGTTCATAGATTTATTAGAAGGGGATAGCGTAGGAATATCGCTATTAGACGCATCGCATTTACCCATAATGCCCATAATGTGTGTAGACATATGGAACACATAGTCGCCATTACGAACTTTTGGCCAACATACGACTTCGGATTCGCCCGTATAGCTATTACCTTTCTTCCATTCATAAGCATCAGTGTATTTAACAACTTGCGTAGTATCGATATCAACTAATGTTGTCGCTCTAAATAAGTTGTTAATGACACGAGATTTTGCCTTCATAACGGATGCTACTGTAGGATTTTGAGAGAAGCCCGGCGCAGCAATAAGCCCTGGCACAATGCCGAAATGATGATAAATTGTATCAATCAATTCAAAGCCGGTTGCTTTATCGTTGCTATCCACCCCGCCGATTACATTTCTATAATCAAAGTTTTCTACATCAAGTTCATCATAAGTAAGGTTCAATGTAGTAGCTGTATCAAATTTTCCACCTTTTACAACGGAGATAACCAATTGATTTTTGTCATCAAAGGCTGCCGTGTAATCTGTGTTAGCTACACCCGTTTGGCCAGCACTAGACACTTTTAATGTATTAAGCAATACTGCTGCTTTTACTACACATTTCTTTTCTGCCAATGTAGCAGTTGTTGTAGTGGATTTCTTGTGCTTAGCAGGATCCAATACATTAACAAATACGATTGGAGCTACACCATACAATTTGAATTGTGCGTACATCGCTTCACATAATGTGAAATGTGCCCAATCTTCAGAGTAGCCAAGTTGTTGAACAGCTTCTTCCCAGCTGTAGCAGATGATTGGCTTGTTGACTACCGCACTAGGGTCTTCTGTAAGGTGTACAGGTGCAGTACCGAACACAACAGGAAGGCCGGCAGTAGTTTGGACAGGAGCAATTACAGAGGTAGCTTGCTCACTTGTTTTGACGCCATGATAAAAGGCCATTTACTTCACTCCTTTATAATTTTTCAATGCGTTTACATAAAATACATTTAATTGTGTGCCTTGTGTTTTGACGTCAATCATTGCCTGATTAAGCTCACCTAAAGGCACGAATAAATGCATAAAAATAGGGTCTTCCGCTTCCGGCAGTGGTGCACCGTCGCTAAAAACCATGAATTGGTTTAGCCGGCTACTGCGGAACGAAGGCCCAACATATACAACAGGGTTCATCGTTGTCTCCTATTCAATTACTTTGTTATCCGTGAATATCTTATTTAGATTCCTACGAATAACAGGAATATACACTTCAAATTCAAGATACCCAACCCATTGAGGGTATGGTTGATCATCAGGAATTGTTGTATTAATGGTATTCTCCTTAATTTCATATTTAAGTGCTACCGGATTATCAGATAACAACCGCTCACGCACTACCTCTAATAGGTGATATAGTCCGACATGGCCTTCAGTTAAGGCTTCATCATAAGTAGTTACCAATACAGTAATACCTACCGTCGAACTATCTGCATCACTAACAGAGTACGGATGCACTACTACGGCCGGGCATAATTTGCGCTTGTCTTCATTCTTATCCACTCTTGGTAAGAAACCGCTCCATACTCGAATAGGTCTTTCGGTAACATCACTGTTTTCATTCAGCTTTCGTAACTCATTCATGAGATATTCAGCAATACCATCTGATACATCTAATGGCGTCATTAGTTACCTCCTATCGCGCGCTCTAATTCGTGATGTAGGCGCTTTTCATACATTTCCATGCCTTCTTTTTGCATGGCATTCATAACAGTTTCATTACCAAACATTTGTGGCAAAGCTGGTCCATATATCCCCTTTAATGGATATCTGTCCTTGCCTTGGCGTTTCATAAAGATACCGGATGTACTAACAAAGCCATTGGGCACCTTTGTTTCTGTACTTTTTTTAATCGATACAAACACACCTTTTCGCTTAAGTGATTTAATTTTGAAGTACTTTTGAGCGCTAGTATATCCACCTTTGATACGCATTTCTGTGCCATCACTCAATTTATTGATAGATACACCGGACTTTACAACCGATACACCTTTGATAGCATAGATATTGCGTAGTGCTTGCGTGCCTGCTTTTCTTGCAGTCGTTGCAGCGCGCTTTGAAGCGGCTTGGCAGACACGTCGAACTCTATCTTCTTTTAATGTTTCCAGTGCTTTTTCAATTGTTGCTACTGCACTTTTATCAAGTTCTAGCTCAACCATCCGTCAACACCGCCTCTAGCTTCTGCTCTTAATTCAATGGATACTAACCCGTCTTCTTCCGTTGCACTTTGAACGACGTAAACGTCTCCGTCTAATCGGAATACGTTCCCCTGTGATGGAATTTCAGGGATGTCCGTTAGTTTGCAATGCACAAATACAGACACCCCGTGCAATCCGTCATTTGATACGTGAGAGTCATTCGACAAGAATGACTCCCTCGCCGTTGGCGATTGAATAACCGCTTTAGCTACTGTGCCATTTAGATCATGCCCTTCGGCGAATTCGTCTTCATTGAGGAATACATCGTCAATATCGCTTTCTAGGTAATCTCTAAATCGCATTATTTTTTCACCGTAACTTTCGCATCAACTTCAGGTAATTCCATTTCTTCTTCCGGTTCATCTGGAACGACTTCCAATGGTTTCGGCACTTCAGCAGGATCATCTTCAGCAGATTCGAACTTTTCAGATTCAAGCAAGGATAACGCAATCGCTTTCTTTTTGATGTCGACTACTTCACCTTTACCATACATCTCGCCGTCATGTGCTAAATAACCCTTTAATACTCTGATTTTCATAAGTAGGTTACCCCCTATTTAGTCTTAATAGTAGCCCAATCATCGATAGTTTCAGGAATCAATACACAACGGGAGTATACAGACAATGTTAATTCTTGTGTAGCCTTATTAGCATAGTAGTAAGGAACATAAATACCTGCATATGTAGTGAATTGGTTGTCATCGTTAAGCAATGTTACTGCTGCATGTTGTTGACGGCCACGACCAGGAACACCTAATACCGCAGCATCATCACCGATAAAGGATTTTACCTTGCCTTCATCATCTTGATATGTTTCAAGATATGCATACACATCAATGTTTAAGGACATGATACGGCCAACATACCGAACTTGTGGAGATAAGTATTCAGGCGCAAAGCTAAACATAGTCATGTTTTCACGATTAGGAATAGCCAACATCTTGTTGATAGATGCGTTATCAAGAATATATTTTTCAACATTCTTACCGACAACTAATACAGTTGGTACGATTCCTGCGTTTTCCTGAATTTTTTCGGACGCCATTTTCAAGTCGCCATAAATATCGGCACCAGCTTGGTCCCATGCAGTAGTAGGTGTGATGTCTTGTTCAAATTCAAAATCAATTTCATCAGTTAGAACAGTCGCACCGTCATCAGCATAACCTTCGATTTTGCATTTACCAGTGGTAAGCAAATCGGCCGCCATTTTGTTTTTACGATTGATGATTGTGCCTTGCAAATAAGACAAATCTTCAGCTTGCATTTGTGCCGCACGTTGCGCAGGTGTCATTGTAGATACAATATTTTCCGCAAATGCACGTTGGTCAAGTTGCTCAGGATCAATTACTGTACGAGGGCCCATCATAGGCGCTTCATATAAAGCAATTTTAGAGCCGGCACGTTTAACATTTACACCAGATGCGCCACGAGATACAAAAGGTGCTAGAGTGCGACCACGTTTACGAGTTTCTACTGCGATTTTTTTAGAAGTTGCAACTGCCGGAACTTGTGGGAAGAAAGTATCAAGCAAGAAACTTGCCGGAGTTTTCATTCGTTCTACAGCTTGCATTAAAGATAATGTATCTTTGAAATCAATTGCCATTATATAGTTCCCCCTATTTAATGCTAGTTAAGAATAAGTGAGCGTCTTTAAAATCCGCTTCATGTTCATTAATTTTGTAAGCTTTGTCAACTACCAATACTTCTCGATTAAAGCGACCAGAGACATATACAGTCACTACATTGTGATCAGTAGTTGTAGTAGTGTCGGATACCACGATGCCCGCAGGTTTACCGCTTGCAATTTTTTGGAATGTGCCAGCGTTATTTTCAAGAACTTGGCCACGTTTGTACTCACCAACTGCTGCTTTTACATTTTGAGTTAATACAGGCACCCCGCCACCACCTAATAGGTAATCAGCTGCGACGCCATTTACTTGTTCGAAATACGCCATTATTTACCGCCTTTCTTAGCATTTGCAAATGCTACAACTTCATCAATTGCACTAGCTTTAGCTACTGCATCATTGGTTTCTGGTGTAGATGCACCTTGAGGTACCACTTCATCCGCACCGGATTCCATTTGATCGATAACCAATTGTCGAATTTGGTCGACTACTTTGTTATCAGTTACAGGAATATCGGATACGGCGGAGATGAAAGGTGTTACTTCATCTACAGTTTTACCTTCTTTAACAGCCACATCTACTAAACGATTGACAACTTCATTATTCCCTTTTAGTGCGTTTAAGGTTTCAACACGTTCACGTTCTGCTGTTACTGCTGCATTTTCCGCGGGTTCGTTTGTAGAAATACCAAGCAAACCTTTTAAGCTTGCCATGAATTGGTTTTCAGTCATAGGTTTCTCCTTATGTTTTAAAAATTGTTTGATTTTGGCTTCATTTTTGGCCGAATATTTGCAAGATACTTTGTTAACGATAACCATCCCATTATTCATAACAGCCTTATCAGTAATCGCCGTGTCTACTTCATCAATTAGGCCGTAGGACTTCGCCTCATCCGCTGTGAGCCACGTTTCGTCATCCATAAGGGTATTTATCTGCTCAGGTGTCAAAACATCGCTACGACTTAGATAAACATTTGCAATGGTTTGTTTAACACTTTCCAAATAATTCGCCATTTTAGTTAGTCCGTCCGCGTCAAAGCTGTCGCCTAAAAATACAGATGGATTGTGAATCATGTACAGAGCATTGCTTGGCATGATTACCTTATCAGCCGCACATGCAATAATTGTAGCTGCACTTGCGCATAAGCCATCAATGTGTGCTGTTACTTTTCCAGCATAAGCTTTGATCATATTGTGGATAGCTTGTGCCGCGAATACGTCACCACCTCCAGAGTTGATGCGCATTGTTAATTCATTACCATTACAACTAGCTAAGTCACTTGCAAATTCACGTGGTGTAATTTCATCGCCCCACCAAGAAGTCTCAGAAATATCACCATATAAAATCAACTCAGATTGGCCAGTACCATCTTGCTTTACAAAATTCTTAACAGACCAAAATTTATTCATCCTCTTCACCTCCTTTCGCTTCAGATTTAGAGCCAACGGAAGGATTATCCGCATCAGCTAGCCCCATGCCGTATTTCTCCATGAGTTGCTTTTCAAATGCAAGTTGTGCAATGTTTTCTTCAAGGTCTGTCCCTGTCATTTCAGCCGCTTCACGTTCGCGAGTGGAAACTCCATTTTCAACGCGAAGTGTACTACCATTCATATCCTTAACTGGGTCAAGGATGGACATAGTCGGTCCAAACCAATCAGCATTGCCCCATGCTTTTCGAATTAATGGATCATCAAAGAAACCAGGTGCCTCTATTCGTCCAGTCGCTACAGCTTCCATTAACCAAACCTCATAGATAGGCTGACAGAAATCACGAGCGAACCACTTGCGGCGTAGTTTATATTCTTCCCAAGCCTGTAACATTGCTGCACGGCTTGCAGAATACGAGGAGTTGAAGTTCTTCATCAATACTTCGTAAGGCTGGTTAAGTGCAGCACCTACTTGTTTGATAAGTTGGGTACTAAATACTTCAAAAGTAGATTGAGCGTTGGAGGCATCCACACTCTTTACATCCACACCTTTCGGTAAGGCATTTAATGTGCCAGGCCCTAAGTTATACTCTGACACATCAACTACTGGTTCTGTTGGATCATCAACGCCATTATCGGCCAACATATCATTTAACGACCCTGAGTTAGTAACTGCTTCTGTAAAGAATAGTGCGAAGTACGATTTAATAATGGCAGATGTAAGCTCAGCATTTGTGTACCGATAAACTTGCTTCAATGTTTCAATGACAGGAGCCAAATAAGGAACCCCTCTATACTGCTCCGGTCTAGTATCATTACTAATTTGAAGTACATTAGGAATACTTGTACGCTTTCCGTATGCCTCAACCCTTGCCCATGTAGTTAACAGGCTTGAAACCGGTTCGCCGGGTACTTGATTAGACACCCAGTAAGCTGCAATTGCACCGTCAGTATCAATTTCCACCCCATTCAATATGCGATTTCCGTTATCTGAATTAAGTGCTTCAACTCCAGTTGGGTCGCCTGTGGCATACGTTGAAGTAGTGAGCGGATTGCTTACTCTATTCCCTTCAATTAATTGAAGCCGTAATGTATACGGCATATCTGGCGTAGCGGGCTTACGTCTGAACGCTGCAAAACTATCACCATCAGTAAGATACCCTTGATATGCGATACTTTGCATATCGTACAAATTATTTTTGCGATAAATATCACAGTCTTTTGAGTCTGCCCATAAGTCGAACTCTGCCCGCACCTTACGTGCCCACGCTCTGGCATCCTCTGCAGATATTCCCAAGATTTGAAATTTAGGTCTAGGGAATACATTGAGGCCTGCGCCAACGGTATGGGTAGTACTCGTGTTGATCGCAGCCGTGCCGACTGGTGTATTTATGGCTAAATCTGCAGACCTATCCCGCAAAGTTGATAGATTTGCGCCAATATCAGCCTTATAACCTAGTTTTTTAGGATTGTACCCCTTCAATGATTTGTTATTATGAGAGGCACCACCCTCACTATATCCGCTATTTTGAGCCCTCGGAGTGCCTATTTTAGCGCTAAATTTCTTGTTTTTTCTCGCCATTTTAGCCTCCTAATCTCTAAAAACTACCCGTTTTGACCTGTTTCCGCGCCCATTATCAGTGTCCATATCTGGTAATTTAGCACCCCGTGCCACTAAATCATCAATCATTTTTCTTACTTCAGCCAAATTTGCCCTCGTAAGAGTACGATTTCCGATTGTATAGCTTTGCCCGGTCAATATTGCTTCCTCAGCTTTAACGTACCATTCTAATCGCACGTCAATTAGCCTTGGCTTTCTTGAATAACTAGTTGCCATACATCCTCCTAAATATCTGCTACTTTACTAGCTCTACGACCGCGTTTCTTCATTGGTTTCTTCCGCGGATTGGTCACTGTTGTAGTAGAATGGCCTCCGCCTTTGACTACTTCCGCCAATCTATCCCAATCAGGATGGATTGAGTTCATACAAGCTAGGTTATATACACGTAAATCCAATGGTTCATTACGAACTCCTGCAGTAGGTTCCCATATCTCATGAATAACGCCCTTACGTTTTACTTTCTTTTTGTGTTCTGAAATAATCCCCTTGAAGTACAGTTCATCGTATCCTCTTGTTCCTAAGAATTCTTCATCCAACGGAAAATGAAAGTACTTAGCACCAGGTTCATCGATGGCTAATCGGTTCATTACCTGTTGTTTCCCATCGTCAACACCTAGCATTACAAGCGGAATCTTACTTCCTGAAGCTTTACCAATCTTATAATTTAACGGTATACCAGGTGTTCCGGCCGTACCTTTGATGGCAAATCGTTGCTTACTGAAGTTCTTTTCGCAATATTCGTATACTTTGGAAGTGTAATGACCGCCTGAGTCAATGAAAGCACGTGCTACTTTAAGACCTGTGCCGTTCTTAAATCGGTATACCTTATCGAGCACCGCATCAAGTGCATCCCATGTTGCTTTATTATCAGGCTGACCTAAGATAACGCCCTTACAGATGCCCCAACATTCTTCACCATATCCCCAACCGGTGATTTCATACTCTAACCGGTTGTCTTGTGTATCGACGGCACCGGTTAGCAGTAATACACCATCAGGAAGGTCCGCGCCGTACTTTTCACGGCGCCTAATGAATTGTTGATAGTCTTCAAAGGCACCTTGCTGTGCGTATGGCTCCCCGAAACGTGTATTCATAACTACCTTTTCACGAGTAGGGTCACCTTTAGCCTCTAGCCATTCCCTCATGATGTCATTCCAGGTTAGCCAAGGAGACGTGAATCCATTTACAAAAAAACTGCGTATGCCATTATGCAACGCAGCTGGATTTTTCGATATGTACTTTTGAGGAACTTTTCGCATTTCATCTTCAGAGAATGTAGATCCACAATCAGGACATCGCCATTTTACATCGCTAACTACAACAATCTTCCGACATTTGGCGTCCTTATGTTCCTCTGTCTCACATTCCATTTCAGTATGTCGTATCAAATGGTACTCACCACAATTAGGGCACTCATGTTGCCACTCTTCTTGTGTGCCTGTTTGATACTCTACATCGATTCGTGAGCTACCTTCATTCGTTGGCGTGGAGAATAGCCCCATAACCCTATTCCAGAACGTTGTCATACGTTTGGCAGCAAGGTCTACTGGGTCACCTTCTGTACCGGCACTATCTGGAAAGCGGTCTACTTCGTCCGCAAGTAGCACACGCACAGGACGTGATGCCAATCCAGCCGGACTGTTCGCACCGCACATGATAAGACGGCCACCAGGGAATAACTTAGATAAGATTGTGTTCTTACCATCTCGTGTCTTGGCTCCGTCTTCTGATTTCGTTTCATAAAATACTTGTGAAAGTACTTTTGTATCACGGATCATCGGAGAGATACGAGACTTTGAATAATCTTGGGCCAATTCGATAGTCGGTTGAATCATCATGACCGCACATGGGTCAAGATGAGCGTATCGCCCTAGGACATTATTCATTATGTCCGACTTCCCGACCTGCGATGCTGACTTAACCACTACCCGATTAATACCAGGTTGCGTGAAAGCATCCATAATATCCTTTTGATATGGTGCTCTACTAGTTTTCCACCGCCCTGGTTCAGCTGAAAGGCCTTGTGATAGCATGCGATAATCGTCAGCCCATTGGCTAACACTGGTTTTTGGAAGTGGCTTTAGGCCCATTTTAGAGACATATTGCCACAATTCTTTTGCCGTTTTCATGCTATCACCTCCTTTTTTTGCATTAAAAAAGCGCCTAACTTGGCGCTTTATCATCGTCTAATTCATCGCTATCCATGAATAATGACGGCGTATATTCACTTAATTCGGACAATTTGTCCTCTATTTCTTGTGTTAACAAGTTATATGCTTCTTCTTTTGTTATATTTTGTAACTGTGGTGCCAATTTAGTTGGCAATCCTAACAATTGTGTACGCAAATTTACGAGCATTTCTGTCATTACCTGTTCTACAGTATCCGCTGAGTACACTTCGCCGTTCATTTTGGCTAGTTTCAACTCAGCAATCTTGCGTTTTGCGCGTTCATTCTTGGCCTTTTCAACCTCGAATACCGCATCATCGGAACTGCTTTCCTCTTCAGCAGAGGATTGGCCCTTATATTTGACATAATTGATAACGGATTTGATAACCAGGATATTATTCTTTTCATCCGTCGCTAAAACCCCTTCTTGGAGCAGTTGCGAAACACGTTGACGCGAGAGCCCAAGTGCTTTCGCCAGGTTCGACTGTGAGGCCGTTGCTGTTTTCAAATCATCTGTAATTTTCACTTATCAATCAGCCTCCTTTCATTACCTGTATTACTAGCAAGGTCATAAAAAAATTAAAGTCTAGGCAATTTTTGGGGTCTCGGCCACCGCACGCTTTCAATTTTCTCCAGAAGGACCCGCAAAAAAATTTACTCAAAAATTCAACGAAACGTATAATTTTTTAAATTTATTTTTTATTATTTAGCGCGGGTACTGCCCCAAAAGTTATCTTAATACGCCTTTATTTTGCTTATATTTACCGCATTCCTTATGAACCTTTGCGGTTTTTGTCTTTACTAACGAATGTGATGGTGCATACGATTTGCACATGTGATCAATATGAATTCCATTAGCCTTGCACCAACCTTTTACATTATTGAGGCATCGCCTCTTTTCACAATACACATCTGTCAATCGCATTCACCTCGTTTCCTTAAAATTTGTATGCAAAAAGACCACCTAACCATATGGATTAAGTGGTCTTTTGCTTTAGTGTTCTAGGTATTCACTGTGTCGTCGAGAGAGGTAGTATTTGTTTCCCTATTAACTCACACTATCATTATAAACTGTCAAGAAGGACAGGTCTAGGACAGTTTTGGGACAATTTTTCAGGCTAGCTTTGTATTTAATCCAATAACGCCCCATAGCAATACAGATAACTCTTCAATCCCTCTAGCGATGTAACGTTTGATGGTACGAACATCTGGCTTTTCAGGAAATGATTCAGCAATCTCTTCTAAGGTTTCTCCATCAATATAATACCTGCGCATGCATTCACAATATTTGAATTGCTTGTCGCTACACTTCTCAGCATAGATATCGAGCATGTTATTTACATGTCGCATCATCAATGCTGTTTTTTCTTTGCTTTTAACAATCGCATTCACTTTCACAATGCTCTTATCGTCAAACATATCAATCAACAGTTCATTGAGCCATATCTCCTCGGCTTGTGTCGAATCCGTGATAGCATTGTCTACGTATGACTGTAACTGACTATAATGCTTAAGCAGCTTGATCGTGTTGTGTCGAAGTTTACGACCCAGCTGTGCATTTTCTTGCTTTGCTAATTCATAGTAGGTTTTAGTAGCCACCTCAGTGGCCAACCTAGTGATTTTTTCAATTTCGCATTCATTCAAATGCATCTCCCCCTTTACGCTTTATTTTAGTCCGAATTGTGTTTTATTCCAGCTTCATGAAGATTCACCCATTAACGCATTAAAACGTTCTTATACATATGAAATTTTGATTTTTATGGCTATTAGCGACTATAGGAATATACTCATATGTTCTGTGATATGTACAATCACAAAATCATCATCGTCATTTATAACCTCATCAGCCATAGTCCCGATGAATTTCCTATTATCGTTTTCTAGCACTCCTGCAGCTTGTAGTCCATCAAGAATAAATTTCTTAGCAAAAGCTACGTTATCAGGATCATGCCTGGTTGATGAGTGCCATTCAAATAATAGGTCTACTTTCCCCTCAACCGATTCTATCTGTTGAGATATACATTGTTCTTTGACTTGCTCGGTGCATTTCTTTTTCATAGCGGCGGCTGCTATAGTCGAACCACGCTCACAATCAATGTACTCATTCAACGTAGGGAACCTGTCATGTGTTTTCTTTCTAAACCTAAACTGACATCGCAGAAGAATCTTCATCGGTGTGACTCTCCATTGAATATAGCCTCTTCATATTCGCCACGTAAGCGGTCATATATTCTTTGACTGTAATTTTCTTCAGTCCAGGTCTCGCTATAATTCGTCGTAATAATTATAGGCTTCATTCGGTTGTAGCGATCAATAATAACGCTTTCAACCTTAGATGCTACCCAGTCAGACTTCGAATACTCTGCCCCGAAATCATCAAGCAATAACAAGGGAATATTTCTAAGTTTTTGCTCAAAGCTTAGATAAGCCACATTATCACCTTTAGATAATGTAAGCATGGCATCTAATAAGTTAGGCATAGAAATCATCATACAACCTTTACCTAGTCGCATAGCCTCTTTTAGAAGGCTAACTGCAATAGATGTCTTTCCCGTGCCAGCTGGGCCCCTTAATATGAGCCCCTTGCCAGACTCAAGATTTTCTTTTAGGTTATGAGAATACTCCTTAACCACAGCATAGGCTTCAGTGTTTTCTTTTGGGAAACTACCATGCTTGCGTAACCAGTCGAAATCCATATCATAATATCGTTTAGGAATTCCAACTGCAGCATACGTGGTATTAATGTTAGTTTGAATGACTACTGGTTCGTCATATATCGGATAGAAGAACTCATTTTTTCCCGTGGACTCTTTCATATTCCGCTTGCCAGTCAACTGGCTCGTCTTTTCTCGAAGAGCCTCTATTGCTGCTGTTACGTTTAGTTGTTCCAAAATCTTTATTCACCTCCTTTTTTAAATTTCCTGCTGTAACAGTTTCAACATACTTGATGCTATTGCCACCATTATCGGCTGTGGTATTGATAGCAACAATAACCCGTTCCTTGCCATAAGACTCAACTAGATCATCTAATCGTTCTTTAATGACAGGTGATACATCTCCAATTGATTTCATATACAAATCGTAAATGGATTTATTTTTTACTTCATCATCTTCAAACATAGATAGAGGGTTTTCATCTTCACGCGCGCGCGTATCTCTCTCTATATTATTAATTTCCTTTCCTTTCCTTTCCTTTTGTTCGTTTTGTTCAACGACCGTTGAAGTTCGTTCAACGGTCGTTCGATTTTGTTCCTTTTTTCTGCGAGCTTCTCCACTTTTAATGCCTGCGAGCCTACGTTGCTCCTGCTTTTTCTCAAATTTACTTCTTCGCTCTTCTTGTCTTCGAATTAAACTAGGAGACCAAAAATACTCGTCATCACATTCAAGCAATTCAAAATCACAAATTAACGAGTTTACGAACGAAAATGATTTATTTGAACAAAAGAAAGTGTGTTCATTTTCGTTCAACGGTCGTTCATTTTCGTTCAACGGTCGTTCGTTTTCGTTCAAAATTCCTAGTTCTTTATCGAGAGCTATAAATGTGTATTTTTTAAAAGGCAGTCTGTAGTCCTCAGATGAAGCTAGTTTTTCAATTAATTTCCACCACCAGGCATATGAAATAACCCCAAACTCTGACTCCATTGCCACGATTTTAGGATCATTGCTCGCATTAACATCGTGGCTGAAGTAATATACATCCTTGGCCATTCATCATTCCTCATCTACAAATAAACTATCCTGGGCTCGACGTCCCATAATAAACTTAATGCATTCATCGATTAAATCTTGAACGGAGATCGCAAATGTAGAGTCTGCATATTCAACATTTAACCAGTCTGTTTTGAACTTGAATTCGTTAGGAGTGTTCATATCAGATATGATACCGTCAACGCAAACTTTACTAATAAGACCTTCGATATCACCATACTTAAACTTAAATGCACTTACAACAAATGGAATTTTAAATTCTTCCAGGAACTCAAAATTTTTTTTACGATAGCATGTAGTTTGCCGAACGCTTGTAGAAGTTCAGGACGCGGATCATCTTTAGACTTTAGCGTGAATACATCTGTTAACCCTGTAGCAGATGGTTTTTGGTAGGCAATACTGATATCGTTATCTTTAATTTGAATTGATTTAATAATCATAAGGGACTCCTTTCTTGCTCTACGATTACTAATTTACCAGTAGCAGCTTGAACAGCTCGTTTGAATGTTTCTGCATCTGAGTTACTATCTGATAAATGTAGTAGCCGTATGTCTTGGCACTTAGTTAGGTCCATAGATTTGAGAAATTTAATGACGTTTTCTAGCGAAAAGTGAGATTGAATTAACCGTTCCATTCGCTTTCCATCTAAATAACCAGCTTCTACTTGTTGATTTAGGATTTCATAGGAATGGTTGCATTCAACCATGATATGATCAACATCTTTGAACGTATATCGGCAGTAATAGGTGTCGGTAATATATAAGAGTTTCTCTTCACCGTCAGAAATTAAAAACCCAACATTAGGAACATCATGTTCTAATTCAAAAGGCAAAATACCAAAATTGCCTATCGTAAATTGAACTTTAGGTGTAATGTAAATAGCTTTATGATTACCTGCTACATATAACGCATCTGCAGTATCTTTTACCATGTATACACGATGGCCAAGCTTTAATAAATCGTGAACAGCTTTGCTATGATCTCCGTGTTCATGAGTGACTAATACCCCACATAGATGTAGAAAGTTAAATCGACAATACCGTTGAATTTCTTTAAAGGATAGCCCTGCATCCAGTAGCAGTTCATCACCATTGGTTGAAGTTTTGATTCGGTAGCAATTCCCTTTGGAGCTGCTACCGAATGCTTGAATACTAATCACAATTAATCACCAAACATATTAACTGCTTCACCAGTTTCAGGATTAACAAACTCACTGGCAGGACCAGGTTCTATATCAATGGCTTCAGAATTTGCATTGTTAGCAATGGTTTCTGCCACATCTGATTGAACATCGATAGTTTCACCTTCAAAATCAGGGGTGAGTTCGCCATTATTATCACGAATGACGGCGCCATCTACAGAGATTGCATTAGCCATGCTCTGCATTTCTACTGATAGAATGCCATATTTACTTAATAAACGTTTGAGTACTGTTTTGATGGCCATTGCGTCAAAGTCAGTTTTCCAAAGGCCAAAACCCCTTTTGTATGTTTGAGAATACTTTATAGCGTGTGCTTCAGCATCTTCTTTAGACATATATAAATACTTTTCAAAGCCATTAATGAGCTTAAAATAAGCGATGTAGCCAACTACATTATCACCAGTTCGCTCACCCAATTCGAATTCGCCTGTAAGTTTATTATGGTGTTTAATTTCGCCTTCGTAGATTTCACTAGCATTAATGGTCTTATATTGACCTGTGCGCATGGCCAACTGGATATACCCTTTGTAACCCATTTGAAATTGAGCTTCATTAATTTTCTTCTTGCTATTGTAGAAAGGAACAATATAAGCAAACCCAAGGTTTTGGTTAATTGGAAGATCTAAAGTGGCTGCCATCACACCTGCAGTAATAACTGTAGTAGGGTCTGCTTTTGATAAAAGTTCATTATTATTAGATACAGAAATCAAGCTGGACACAAAGGCCGCTGATTTTTTACCCAAGATTTCATTAAAACGTTTCTTTACCGACTCACTAGACACCATAGTTTTAAGCGATGGTGTTTGAGTTTGTGCTTTTGTTACTTCACCCATTATGTACCTCCTATGCCACGTTTTCGCATACAGCGTGGATATCTAAATTAGATAAAATATTATGAATTTCTAAACGGCCCTTTTGAGTCCATTTAGTTGTGATTTTAGAGTCTAAGCGGCCATCGCTTCTGCAGAATGTAAAGGTTTCTGATTTAGTGAAGCCTTTTGACATATGCTGCTTGTAAAGAATCCATTGATCACCAACCTTACGTTGTAAACCAGACTCGTGCAAAATCTTATTTAGCTCTTGAGCACTCATGCCGTAGTCAGCGGCAATTTGTGTGATCGTTAAGCAAGATTTGCTTGAGAGGATTTTATCCACATAATCCTTAACCGGTTTAAATTCTGCTATCTGCTGCTCTTGCTGAGCAACAATAGCTTTGGTAGCATTGTGCGATTCCACCTCATTAGCGTAAGCTCTTAGAGCTTCAGGTAATGACTTTGGAATATTTACGCTATAAGCTCCGGTTTTACGAATTTGAGGGATTACTTCAGATGTAACCCATCGTTTAAATTGCTTTGCTGTTGGTAATTTACTAGATAGCACCAGGGAATATAATCCGCTTTCATTAATTAAGATGGTTTCTTTATTTTGATTACCATCAAACACCATTGTCTTTCTTCTATCTTCTTCATCAGTATGTCGGTTTACATCTCGACTACCGTTTTGGTACCCGAGAGTATCGGCGACATCTTTGGCTACAAACCACAATTCATTATCTTTTTCTAAAATACGAACTTGGCCAAATGTATCATTTTTAAATATTTGTAAGTCGTTCATACTTACACCTCCTTAACCACCAATTGTGGTTCTGATTCATCAACGATCAATTTAATTGTTTGGCTATTAACAGGGATAAAGTCTGTTACAGCTTCCGCATTATCGATGAATACTGGAGCATTCACTTTGTAATAGCTTGTTAATACATTGATAATGTCTAACCCTACATTAATACGTGCTGCGTTATTCATGCTTCTATATGGAACTCCTTTATAGGTAGTTTCACAGCACTCTTCAATATTGCCGTTTAACATAACATTAAACATTTTGAATCGAGCTAATTTGAATTTCGAGTTAATGTTTTCTTCCAACATATTAACCTTTGCTTTAATGAATTCATCCATTAAGAAAGATGCTTCATCAAGCGCGTTCTTTTCTGCTACTAACTTTTGTTGTTGGCTTTCTAACTCAAGGATTCGATGATTAATATCATCAATAAGGTTAAATTTATTTAATTCAGTCTCGAGGTTTGCTTTTTTAGACTTCATAGAGCTCAACTCTTCGTCAAGTTTAGCAAGGTCCTCAGTATCAGCTCCTGGTTCATCGTCAATCTCTAGTAAGAATAATTGAGCCTTCAAATCAGCATAGACTGGATCGTCTTCAAGATTAGGCTCAGAGTACGCCTCATATTCTTTAAATTTAACATTGTAAGCATCATTATATTGAGATGCCTCAGTAGTTAAACTATCAATCTTTGACGCCATAATTTCTTGTTGCTCTTCGTAGTTTCCTTTAAGCTTTACTGCACTTTCAATAAGCCCTTTCCACTCCTCAATCTTCTTAGATTTATTGGTGTTAAACTCTGCCTCGAGTGTTGCTTGCTTATCAGCGGGTAGTGCTTGGCCACAAGTAGGGCAAGATTCTTTATTGAATTGTTGTGCGTTAAACGCATCAAATTCAGATTGTAAGGTTGCAATGCGTTTAGACTCACGCTCAATCTCTTTATTCAGTTCGTCTCGTCTATCAGCACATCTATCTCGGTCTACTTCCACCATTTTTAGCTTTGTTAAAGAGGCTTCATATTCACCGCGTAGATGTTGTTTTTGTTTATGATAGTCGGATAGCACTTTAGATTTTTGAGCATCTAACTGGCGATTAATATCACGGATTTTAGATTCCTTTTCAGTAGAACTAAACCCGTTTTTAATAATTGCCTTTTGCTTTTCAACTTCATCTATACCAGCGGATAAGGTTTCAATATCCCGAATGAGTTTTTCTTTATCAGATGCAGTTTCAGGCTTGTTACGAACAGCTTCATCAATACGAATTGGAATCATATCCAGTTCTTTATTTATGGCGGTCTTCTTAGCTGCGACCACCTTACGATGATCGTCTACTGTTCTCCCCTCTAACAGTTCAGCCAATCGTCTTAAATCATCACGGCTATTAATTACAGCAGCATCGTCAATATCGCCACACATTTCAAGAAGTAACTTACGGCGATTTTGCCAAGAATACGTTTCATTAAAATACAAGGGGTTTGTGATTAATTTAAAGATACTTTCATCGATAAGAGTGTTTACAACTTCTTTATACTCTTTTTCTTTTTTAGGCACCCCATCGACAAAGTAATCTGTTGTATGCCCCGTGAGAGTTATATCGCCACCACGAGGGGATGAATACTTTTCACGATACACACGTTTGAGTTCTACTGTGCCACCTTCATCTAAAGTAAAGGTACCTGTTACTTCATGATTGACTTTATGAATGGGGTTTCCGCCATCCAATGTTTTAATTTCAAAGTCAGCTCTATCTAGGCTATCTTTGCCAAATAGTAACCAGCACACAGAGTCAAATACAGTCGTTTTACCAGTAGCATTATCGCCACGGATTACGACATCGCCATTAAGATTTATAGCAAAGGACTTTAGCCCTTTAAAATTTAGTAATTCTAATTTTGTGAGTTTCATAGTGATCTCCTATACAACACTAGCGTCCACGTCGATGGTATGCGGTTCAATCTTTAATTGATTGGCCCATTGCATGACCGTCGAATTAATATGAGCATTCTTTTTTAGCATTTCATTAGCAAATAGCTTAGCCTGTACTAAGTCAAATATTTGACGCCCTTTCTTCTTACCCTTATTGGCCAATTCTAGGCATGCAACTGGCTTCATAGCATCGTCGGTAACTAACACTATTGCGGTAGTACCTTTCATGACTCTATCTCGGTATGATCCAACACAATTTTTTAATCGTTTACCTGCAGTCATTAAATCTGCTGCAGTTCTTGGGACCATAAAATGCATTCCGTTTACATCCGCTTGTAATTGAGGAACCTCCGGAAGCATTACGTCGCCGTACTCTTGTTTGTTGAATATTCTGATAACTTCATCATGAAAGTTCTTCAGCTTAAATCGTTTTGCCCATAATACATCTTGGTATTTTGCATCGAGTTTTGTGTACATATCTACACAATCTTCGATATCACGAATGTCTTCGGATAACATCCAGCGCAATACCGCTGGCTCACCACATCGCTTAATTAGCTCCTGCCACATGTCCTTAGAGCGAGGTATATTTAGCTTCATCGCCTTACGAAAATCATTAGCGTTATGAAGCTTGCCTGTATATGGACAAGCACTTTCATAGCTTCGTTTTAGTGTGAGGATAGTACGTCTACAATTTTCATCACTGAAGAGATTTAGAACATCAGACATATATACGCTTAATGGATCATTAACCATACACTTCCGCAAGGCTCTGCTATTGGGAGCCTTATATGATTGTCTAAGTGCTTCTTGAAAATTCATACCTTTTCTTGTAGCCGCCAATACATCGTCTTCAAACGGAATATTTGTATATCGATATAAGCAGTAAGCATTAGTCCAATACACATATTGTTTCATTAAGCTAACAATGCTAGGCATATCCGGTGCCGATAATTTTAAAATCATATTAAGCAGCATCGTAAAATGATAGCCGTTGTCTTCATTGGCACCAGGAGCTACATATACATCCTTAGCGCCATACCCATATGTTTCCTTTAATCGTTTTTCAAACATAGACCTTAATGCTTTGAATGTTTTGTTTAAAAATTTTCTGTTAAAGTCTGTCATTGCGTATGAATAACCAAAGAATTTAAGTACAGGCATAATCTCATTTTCACGAATGTAATCAACAGTCAATTCATAACGGATTCTAAATCTATCAATGAAGATAGCCTTGCGTTTCTTAAAGTCGAATCGCAACGTTTCCGTACACATTCCGTGGTCGTTTTTTCTACCGTCAAAGAAAAGCTGTATACCTTGGTATCTAATTTTTAAATCTAAGAAGTGTTTGTAATTAATAACCTCCACATAAGCGGTCACAGGATATACTTTCTCATCACTAATGGAATAGTAAATTTTATGATCATAAGGATTTGATGATGTTTGGCAGTTTGGGCAGGTATAGTATTTGGCTCCAGTAACGTATCCATTATGATATGAATATTTACGCTGCCAGCTACCCCCAAACGTAAACCCACAGTCGATATGATGGACAGTTGTGTATTCTGCTCCATAAGGAGCCTCTAGAATTACGCTATCGAACATTTTGTGAATATAGGTACTGGATACAATCTCCACAGTGAATACCTCCTTTTAGTCGCCGAACATAGCGAATAAGTCCGCATCTTCTTCTGGCACAGGGGCAATCACTTCTTCAGCCTCTTTAACAACAGGTGCAGGAGGCTCGCTTGATTTGGCCTTACGCTTACGTTTAGGTTTTTCTTCTTTAGGAGTGCCCTCAGATTTTTCTTTAGGTGTAGTTGTCTTAGGTGGCTCTACTACATCAAAAGCTTTTACAATCGCATTGGATGCTTTCATAACTCCTTCTGTGTAAGCAATACCAGCTTGGTATTCTTCAGCGTTGCTAGGGTCCATTTCAACGGCCTTATGTAATATGTCTAGCGACTTCTTGCATATATCTGCTTGGCTTTTGAATTGTTGTTTAGACATATTTAAGCCTCCTCTGCCATAATGGATTTCAAATCGGTGATAAGATCATCTGTCAAAGAGTCACTAGATGGACGAGTAACACCATGCTTGCTAAAAATTGCAAGTGCTTTTTTTGCTTTTACCCCATCTTTGCCCATCCATTCACGGAATTCCTTATAAAAGGCTTTTTTATCTACAGGTTCAGTAGTTACATCTAATGCTGCATCCTGTTCCAGTGTTTCTGTTGTAGTTGATTCGTCAGTCGGTGTTTCAACAGGAACAGGTTCCGCTACAGGGTCTTCTACCTGTTCAGCCTTTTCTTCTTTTTTATCTGTTACTAACTTACCTTCAAAATCGGTTACAGGAACATCCTTTTGCGCTGGCTCAACTTCAACAGGTTCAGGCTGTTGTTTTGTATCTACTTTTCCTGCAACTTCAGACGCCGCTACTTCAATATCGATAGTCTCGCCAACTGTTACTGTAGGCGCTTCAACATTAGCGCAATTACCGCAGCACTGATGATTTAATCGTTCGTTCCAATCCGCCACTTGCACTGCTAGATCGTCTAACGTATTGAATTTAATAGTTAAGATATTTTGATTTTCCATGATTATTTCTCCTTTAGAATTTAAACAGTAATTCATCATCAACTAAGCGACCTTCTACAATCTTTGGAATGCCAAGTTCACGAAGCCTTTTGATTACACTGCGGCTTTTAGATATATAAATAGTATTTCTTTCGATTTGTGTTGCTGTTGGCTTAAATATATAAGTCTCTGTAGATAACGCTGGTGCTACACAAATTGCTTTATTATCAATATCTATCCCAACTCTAAAATACTCAGGTCCATTTAGTTTTCTATATGCAGCTAGCGAAAGTTTAATGTAACTATTAGTTGTAATAATTGCTACTTTTTGAGCTGCATTTCTTTTACCTTTGTTGTCAGCAAAGAAATCAAAGTCAAATGTATTAATCGTGGGCATCACCTTTTTAGGTGTTAATTCCGGCATAGTAACCTCCTTATTTATTAACTAACGCTTTAAGTGTTTCTACTTCCTGGCGAAGTTGTTCGAGTTCACCATTCTTAGCTTGTGGTTCATATTCAGAACCTCTACCGGTACGGAATGCAGCATTAATATTGAATTGAGTTTCACCACCTAAAGTGATGCCGAATCCTAAGCGTACTTTTTCGTTAGGGCTATAGAATGCGCCAAGTGCGATTGCGTTAGCGTTACGGTAATGACCATAGCTAATAGCAAAACTGCCTTTGTCATTCTTGTTATATTCAAGGGGGTGTAGACCTGCAAGTGCTGCGGAGCTTGCACCTAACTTATTAACACGTTGGCCAAGATTGTTGACCTTGTTGTTAATGTCATTAGCTAAGCCAATAGAACGATTTTCTAAAGTCGTGATACGCCCTTCGTGATTATCTGCCACATGTTCAAGGCTTCTAATATCCGCTGTATTAGTAGTCACCTTTTGACCAAGGGAATTGATGGCAGATGCATTACCATTGATGCGGGCAGTGTTGTTAGCAATGGCAGTAGTATTACCTGCGATAGCTTGTTCATGATCATTCACCACGTCGCCTAACATGTTCAAACCGATAGCCACGTCTTTAATGTTTTGCTTGTTTTTGCTAATTTGTTTAGCGTTTGTTTCGATTTCATCAATCGCAGCGAACAACTGGGAGCCGTTCACAGCGTCTAATGAATCAGC